GCGGCATTAGCGGCTACTTTATTTACTAAAACACCTCTTGCAGTTTGATCTTGGTTTAAATCTCCATAGTCTGGTATGTCTGGAATTGGTATTAACCACGATATAACACTTTCAACAATATCAACAATGACATCTATAATATCTCCAATAATAGGAATATCTGGTATATCTGGTGCGTCACACATTTTATTTCATTCTCCAAATAGCACCCATTTGTTCAAAACCAGCTCTTTTCATTAATGGTTCAGCAATAAGTTTTGTAGATATAGACATATGTATTGGTTTTTCTTTAGCTTGATTTTTAATTATTTTCATCATTTGATTAAACAATTCAAAAGACCTATAATCTTTTAAAACATACATTGTTTGTATATTTAATAATTCTTCTCTAGACCACAAATATTCTGTTTGATGTAATACAGCTAAACCAATTAATTTATTTTTGTCTAAATTTTTTGCAAGTAAAATTTTACCATGTTCCATAAAATAAAATATTCTTGTTTTAAGTTTATCTAAATCAACACTAGGATAACCAAGTTCTGGAGTTTCTTTTTCAAACTCATAAAGAATATCAACTATTTCATTCATATCTTTTTTTTTGCCTTCGTAAAAATGATAACTACTCATGTTCTCCCCCATTTAATATCTCTTACTGTTAAAGCTGTAAATTCCATTCCTAAATCTCCACTGAAAAATCTTTGCTGTGAATTACTTGAGGTTTGTCTGCCGCTTGTTTTTTCAAATTGCCCCCAATGTGAACTAATTGTTAAAACTAAATTTGCTGTTGTCGTTGTATCATTAATTTTAAAATCATCTATTGTTCCATAAAATAATAAAAAAGGGTCGCTTATTAAAGCGTTACTATCATCTAAAAACCCACGCCATACTTTTACCTCTTTGTTTATAATGTTTTCGTTTAGAGCAATAGCAACATAAGTTTGATCTACGCCAGATAAAGATAATGCTAAAGTATTTTTTGTAGGTGAATTAGTTTCACTTACATTTGTTATTCCTTTTAAATGACCACTTGAAGAATATGTTTCAGAACTTCCAGAAACACTTGAAACTAAATCAAAACTACAATTAGTTAAATAAACTGGAGTAGCAAAAGCTATTTTAACTAATATTACTGGATTAATATTTCCTGTAGCTAATTCATTTTTAACAGCAGTTGATAAACCTCTTGCCATTATAAACTTTCAGTTACATCAAATTCAAATTTGAATAATGGTTTACCTTCATTATTACTTTGGTTAGATTGAAATTCTTGAAGATCACTATTTAAGTAAACAGTAAAAGGTATACTATCATAAGTTACTGTTTCATCATTTGCTAATGCACTTCTTAAAGGTGGCTCTATTGTAACTGTAGCCGCATTACTTGATGAAGTAACATCAGCCATAATCATATAGACTTTAGAATGACCAGAAAATTTTATAAAATCTCCAGCCTTTAATCTTCCAGCACCATCAGCGTGAAATCCATCTATATCAATAGTTGTATCTCCAACAGCATGAACTCCATTAACATTAATAGTAGTATTTTCATTTCCCTGTGCGTTTAAATAGCTGGGGAAGGTTATAGTGAAGTTTTCTTTTTGTGATCGTTGTTTAATAATAAATGCTTGTATTGGTGCAAATGTAGATCGTGGCATTAATGGATAACTAACTGTAAAAGTCCATCTTTGACCATCTACTTGCCTTCTAAATGTTTTGCCACTATCAGTTGTTGAAACCAATGTTTTTTGTTGGCTTCTAATATTTATAGCGTCAAATGATGTATCTGGTAATGCCCCACTCATACTATTGCCATTCTTCCTTTTTCATTAACAGCACTATTAATCATATTTATTATGACTCCTCTACTATTAACTAATAATTCATTGAACCCTCTAGCATCAACTGTATTAATATTGAAGTTTACAGTTACTGGCTGACTATTACCCACTTTATTATTTGGAACTATTTTTCCAGAACCACTAGGTACAAACATTTCTGGACCTGTTTCTCCAACCATATATGCTTGATTTTTATTTACTGAACCACCGCCTTGCCTTCCTTGATATTGTTGTCTTGCTATTGTTGCAATTTGAACAGCACCTAACCCACCAATTATTGCGGCTAATGGGATTCCTATTGGACCCAACTTTAAAGCATTTGTTATACCTTGTGCAGTAGCCATAATTGCATCTTTAACTGCTAATGCTTTATTTATCATAAACATTTCACGATTATTTTTTGCTAATTCTGCAATTAATTCTCTACCTTTTTCCATAGTTAGTTTTTTTGTATTTTCTTTTAACTCAACCATTTTAGATTCATTTGCTAAAGCATCATCAAACATTTTTTGTTGATTATTTTTTGCTTGTTCTCTTTCATCTCTAAATGTTTGTAATGATAATCTTCTTCTTTGCATTGCAAATTCTTTGTAAACTTCCATAGTTCTTTGAAGTTGCTCTTCTTCTTTTTTTAATTGATCTGTAATTGCTTTCATTGGGTGTTCTTGATTTTCAAAAATTTCAATTAAATTTTTATTAGCTTCATGTGTTGCTAATAAAGTGCCATGTAAATCTCTATAATCTCCATCTAATAAACCGATATTTTCTTTTAAAATTTTTACTTTTTCAGTTTGATCTTTAACAGCATCTGTATTTTCATTATTTTTTATAATAACTTCATTTTGAACTTTCATATGTTCATTTTGACTATTTTTTAATGCTACATTTTGTTCTCTTAATGATCTTAATTTAACAATAGCGTCATTCATTGTTGCTGTATGTTCAGCTAGTGTTTCTTCTGATACTCCTACTTGTCCTTCAAAACTTTTAATGACTCCTTCTGCTGTTTTAAGTTCATTTTCATAATGTTTAATTAAAACATTATTATTTTCTATTGCTTCAGAAACATTATCAAAATCTTTTGGTAACTTTCCTAATGCTGATTGTATTTTATCAAATTGTGAAACTACTATTGCCGCTCCAGCAATAAATAAATTTCTTTTTATTGTTGCATTGAATAGTAACATTGATGAATTGGCTGTAGCTATTGCGGCTGACATTCCTAAAAACATTTTTGCAACTTTTATTCCTATAAAAAATTGCATAACATCTAAAAGTAAATCAAAATTATCTTTTAAAAAAATAATTGCTTCAGCACCTGTGGTAACAGCTTGGGCTAAACCTTTTCCTATTGTAATTGCAAATTCTTCAATCGTTTCTGTATTTTCTGAAAGAAATTTATCTAAATCTCCAAATTGTTTTTTCAATTCTGAAAAAAATCCAGCTTCAAGAATTGTTTTTTTAAATGTAAAAAATTTATCACCAATCATTGAAAGAGTACCTTCAAATGTTTTAGCTAATTCTCCTGTTGCATCTCCAAATTTTCCGCCTTTACCAAATACTCTTTTAAATGCTTCTGCTGTTTCTTCTGCTGTAACTGTAGCACCAGCTTTAAATCCTAATAAATCTCTAACACCTTTTTCTCTAAATAAATCAGCACTTGCTATACCAGCAGATAATGAGCGTTGTATTTGTTCAGAAGCAGTTCTAAAATCTAGTCCTGTAACAGCCGCTACATTACCTGTAATTTCCATAATATTAGATAATTCATCAGCATCTTTTGAAACAACAGATAATACTCCAGCCCCTTGTTGTATTTGCTGTAAACTAAAAGGAACTTTAGAAGCAAATTTTGCCATATTATCAAAGGCTTTTGCTCCTTCTTCTGCACTACCAAATAAAAATTTAAGCCTAACTTGTAAACTTTCTATTTCCATTCCTGTTTTGACAAGACTACGAACTGCTAAACCAGCACCTAAACCAGCTAATGCGTTTCTAACATTAAATACAGCTTTTTTTACTCCATCTAAATTACCACGAACTTTATTTAAGGCTTGTTGAGATTTATCTCTAGCTATTATATCTATATTTACTTTTTTTGTAGCCATTAGCGGTTCATTCGTTGTTGTTGTTCGGCTCTATCATGTTGTATTTCAAAATAAGCCAGCCACATATTAAACTCTTGAACTGGCATTTGCAATACATCTCTAATAGACATATGCAATCG